TGTTTATGGCTGTACAAATCCTGATTCATTTAACTATAACCCACAAGCTAACACCACTGATGATAGCTGTGTTGATGTTGTTATAGGTTGTACTGATGACACAGCACTAAATTATGATGAACTTGCTAATACTAACTCAGGTTGTGTATATCCTATTCTAGGATGCACTGACCCAACAGCATTTAACTTTAATGTAAATGCTAATATAGATGATGATTCATGTCAAGCAGTAGTAATAGGATGTACAGATGATACGGCATTAAACTATCAGGTAACTGCTAACACTAACTCAGGATGTATATATGCCATATACGGATGTACAGATCCAAGTGCGTTTAATTTTAATGCTACTGCAAATACAAACAACGGCTCATGTATAGATGTTGTAATTGGTTGTACAGATTCAACTGCGTTAAATTATAATGAGTTAGCAAACACAAATAATGGATGTATATATCCTATACCGGGTTGCACTAATCCAGAGGCCTTTAACTACAATGCAGATGCAAATACAGATGATGGAAGTTGTGAAGGTGTTGTTATAGGATGTATGGATTCTACCATGTTTAATTATGATTCTACTGCAAATACAGATAGTGGTAACTGTATTCCTTATGTATATGGTTGCATGGATTCCACTGCTTTTAATTATGATGCTTTAGCTAATACAGATAATGGTACGTGTATAGAATTTGTATATGGTTGTACTGATGCAACAGCTCTTAACTTTGATCCGCTAGCAAATACATTAGATAACTCATGTTGTTATGTTGGGGGTTGTATGGACATTACCGCTTTAAATTATGATGAAGATGCATGTTTTGATGATGGTAGTTGTGTAATTATAATAGAAGGATGTGCAGATCCTAATGCATATAACTATGATGCTTTAGTAAACTTACCAGATAATAGTACTTGCTTATATGATGCAGGTTGTTATGGTGGACCAGGTGAACCTTATTGGTTAAATGATCCTTGTTATGCTTGGGTTATAGATATAGATAGTTATTGTTGTACAAGTTTATGGGATGAGACTTGTCAGTCTATGTATAATTACTGTGAAGATGGTTGGCCTGTAGACTTAGATGAATTATCAGGTAGTGATATAATAGTTTATCCTAATCCTACAGTAAATACTTTTACTATAGAAACAAGGTTAGATGTTGATGTGGAACTATACAACATGATAGGAGAAGTTATACATGTAGACAATATTAAAAGAATTGATTTATCAGATTATCCTGATGGTATGTATAATTTAATTATTACATATGACAAAATAAGAATAACCAAAAAGATAATTAAACTATAATGAGAGCAGTTCTTTACATATTACTACTTCTATCATTCACGATAAATGCACAAGAAGAAAGCAAATTTAAAAAAGAACTTAAGAAGACTTTTAAATTTTCTACATTCTACGCTGCAGTAAATGGTGGTACTTCTATTTCAGATCAAAATGTATATTCTGTATTAAATCAACTTCAAACCGATGTAATAGAAACTCCATTTGATTATGCCCTGACCCTAGGTATAAGAAAGATACAGAGATTTGGCTACGAGAACAAGGCTAACACATTTAAGGATGGTACAGAGTCTTCTTACTCTGATGCCGCTACTATTGGACGAACTAAAGGTTTTGAGTTTTTATTTGAGATAGATTACAAAAGACAACAAGGTGACTCTTATGTAGACCAGCATCACTTCTTACGATACCTGGCAGACAAATGGGTTGTTAAGGTAGAGTATCTACAAGATGGTTTTGCTGATGTAGAATACATGGAAGCATCACAACGATATAGACAAAAGATAGGCAAGAGATTTTCACTTACAGCAGGAACAGCACAAAGGATATCCGAACCATATGGTTATGATCCTTTAGCTGAGTGGGTGTTATCTAATGGAAACATACACTACACAAACCTTGCTTTAGAGGAAGGGTACACCATTGCATTTGACCCAACAGGAATAGAGTATCTATCTCCTAATGGATCTGTTGCAGCTACAAGTACAGAAGTCTGGGAAGAGGTTGTTATACCTCAAGTTATAGATGACTATGTTAAAGCAAGCAAAGATGCACTCCCTGTACAATGGTGTTACTCTCTTGTGGTAGGTCTTGATTATTACTACTACACTAAAAAGATCTGGTTACACTCATGGGCAAACGTGCTCCCTTATCACCTCAATACCGGGGGTGAATACTCATATCATAATTTCAATGGTGGTAACTGGATAGATTATTCTGGAGGATTAATCTTTGGATATAAGATTAATAGGAACCTTGGAATCTTTATTGAAGGTAAATACAATAAGTATTGGAATAGAGATTGGCATGACTTCAAGTTTGGAATAAATTATATCATTCTTTAATTTCTAGGTATTTTTTTGTATATTATTATATAACCAAAACCGTATTTATATGAACTGGATAAACAGTTGGCGTGAAGGTAACAAGAAGAATATTGTTAATTTCACATTTAGATTTGGGGTATTAACCCTATTAGAATTAAATTGGAACCCGAAGAAAAGCTTCAGGTTTATAGTATTAAACTTTGGATTTGAAATATAATGTGTCCGTGCCCAATATGTGTTATAGTAGCAGCTGTTGCTGTAATAAGTTATAAGGTAATTAAAAGATAATGTTATGATGAAAGGATTAAAAAACGTTATGGTCACTGATCAAAGAACTCAGATGACATTTTGTGCAAGCTGTAAAAGCTGTCCTGCAATTGACATTTCCAAAGACTCAGACAAAGTTATTGTTGGAGGTGATGACGAAGGTTACACTGAGTTCACCAAAGATCAATTTGCATTGTTTGTAAAAACAGTTAAGGAGGGTATGTATGATAAGTACCTTCCTAAAGACTGTGTATGTAGAACAACTTCAGATCCTAATGGATACTGTGATGGCTCTCACTCTAATGTTTGTGAAGAACCATCTGATTTAAATGAAGATGTACCTTTTGGAGATTAACTATAAAAATTAAAAATTATGCCAAACCCATTATCATTAGGAAAAAAGTTTACAAAACTAGCAGAAGTAGGTGCTTTTGCAGGTGCAGCTGATTTCTTTAAAAAGGTATACCATAAATCTACAGATCAAAAAAGATTAAAAAATATAAATAAGACTCTTGAGAATGATGGAAACCTTAGTGACAAACAAAAAAAGTTTTTAAAAAACTTTCAAAAGAGTAAGTTTAGAAAAAGCATGAATACTAGTGAACAAAATCCTAATACAGCTTATTTAAATAAGTTACAAATTGAAAAAATGGGAGGAGCTGTAGGCCCTAATGGAGTATTATAATGGCAAAGAAGTGGATACAAGATGCAATAAAGAAACCGGGATCTCTAACAGCAGCAGCTAAGAGAGAGGGTAAAAGTATTACAGAATACTGTAAGACACCACCTTCTACTAAAGCAAAACAAAGGTGTAATTTAGCTAAGACCTTAAGAAAAATAGCTAAGAAAAGAAAAAAGAAAGCTTGTGGCGGATCAGTTATGTTTTGTGGTGGAGAATATCATTCACCAGTTAAACAAGCTGTGGGCCCAAATAAAATTTTATAATTATGCCAGGAATATTAACAGCTTTGAAAAAAATCTTTACTAAAGGAAGTAAAGCAGTTAAAAATAGAGGCCCTGTTCCAGGAAGTCTTGATGAAAGCTTTCAAAAATTTGTTAAAGAGAAAGGCTTATTAAATAAAAAAGGATTTTTTGAAGGTGGTTATCGTGGAGGTAAAACTGGCAGTAGCTTTTCAAAAGAAATTAAAAAAAATAATCCCAAAGCTGAGCAATTAAAATTAGATCTTAAAAGAGGAGGAGCAATAGGACCAAACGGAGTGTTATGAAAATATTTAATAAACTTAGAAAGAAAAGAATAAGCAATAAGATTAATAAGCTTAATAAGGATATTGAAAATCTTCAAGGTGAGGGTTATGGTGTTATTCAGCCTGCATGGGATGAAGGTGGTTCAGAAATTGTAGATAAAACAAAAAAGATTTTTAAACTACAAGATAAATTAAATAAATTAAATAAGAAACATTACGGAGGGGCAGTTGGTCCTAACAATGTACTATAAAAAATATAAGTTATGAAATTAAACAATGTACAAAAAAGATTATTATCACAGAAGCAAGTAAAAAAACCTTATATGATGAAAGGTGGTACATTACCTAAAGCTCAAACGGGTCCTACTGATGAAATGTATAGGGAGAGGAATCCTTTAATACCTAGAAGACCACTTAATCCAACTCCTCCACCACAATTTGGCCGGTTTAACCCCTATGAACGTATGGATTCAACAGCATTAGCAGATGTTTATAAGGATCTGTACGGTGATATGAGATTTATAAATACAGGTGGTTTAAGTCAAGATGATATAATGCAAATGTTTATAGAAAGTCAAGGTACATTTAATCCAAGAATGGAGTTTCGTGTGCGTGAGGATTTACTGCCAAGCGATCCTAGAGGTAGTTCCACTGTTCCACGTTTGACCCCAGATATTATACCAAAGAAGAAAGGAGGAAGAATTAAAGGATCAGGATCAAACGGTGTATTATGAAAAAGCTAATTACATTTTTATTACTAGCACTAACCGCACTAGTTTATGGGCAGGATAAAGATGTAAGACCAATAGATGTAGTAGAGAATATAAGTGTATACTTTGTAGATACAGCTTATTATAAGTCTTTGACACTTGACTCACTGCATGTAGAAAATGTAACTGAGTTTGTTTATGTATCAAATGCAGTAGCTGACACACTAGTTGTGCCTGTTATAGAATTTGTTGAGAGAGTTACAGTTGATACGCTACACATACACGTGCCTGAATGCAGAGTAGAATATGTAGAAGTGTATGTAACCGAAGAGTTATTGATGCAGGATACTATTGTAGAGATAGAATTTAAAGATGCACTTATAAGTTCTAACTCAGGAGTTCAAGAGATTTTAGATAAATCTTTTGGTAATAATATACTATATGATCTTCAAGGTAATCAAATAAGAAGACCAATGGGAGTTTATATAGAGAATGGTAAAATTAAATATATAAAAGATTAAGTTATGAAACACTCAATGAACAAAATGTACGGAGGTACAATGAAAAAAAAGAAAATGTATGGCGGATCCAAAAAGAAAATGATGAAAGGTGGATCAAACGCTAAAATGCCAAAGTCAGTATATAAAAAAGGTGGTTCTAAACCAGATTTTTTAGATTTTGATAAGGATGGTGATAAAACTGAACCTATGACAAGTACATACATGTACGGTGGTTCTATGTATAAAAAGATGATGAAATATGCAGGTGGCCCAGTAATGAACGAAAGAGGAATGAAAGTACCAGGTATGATGAAAGCCGGTGGTGGACTAAACAAAATGCCAGGTGGTGGTTTTATGAGAAGTATGGATCTACCTAAAGCAGGAGTGGGTTCAGCTATTAAAGCAGGTGCTAAAAAAGTTGGTTCCGCACTTAAAAATCTATTTAAGAAGAAAGATACAACGAGTAGTCTTATTAAAGATAACCCAGCTTTTCTAGGTGTAAATAAAGAAGGACAAACTGTTTATAAATTTGGTACTGATGGAAAAAATATTAAAGTTAATGATCCAAAAACTATAACAGACATAAGAAAGAGTATGAATTTAGAAAAAATGTATGGTGGCACAATGAAGAAAAAAATGTACGGTGGATCTAAAAAGAAAATGAAATAATAAAATATGAGTATACTAAAAAAGATTTTTTCAGGTGCCGGAAGCAACCTAGTAGAATCAGTTGGTGGTGTGATTGATAATTTAGTAACAACAGATGAGGAAAAATTAGAAGCCAAAAGAAAACTAAAAGAACTCATTATGAGTCATGAGGCTCAAATGGAGAAGAACATAACTGACCGTTGGACAGCAGATATGAACTCAGACTCCTGGTTGAGCAAAAATGTAAGACCTATGGTTCTTATATTTTTAATAGTGTGTACTATGCTATTGATCTTTATTGATGCTGGTGCACTTACATTTACAGTAGAAGAGAAGTGGACAGATCTTCTACAATTAGTTTTAATTACAGTTATAGGTGCATACTTTGGTGGCCGTTCTGTAGAAAAATTTAAAAAGAAATGAGAAAAATGAAAAAACAATTACCTAAAGCACAAAGTGGACTAACAAAAATACCAAAAGGTATAAAATCTTTATTTAATATGTTTAGAAGAGGTAAAGGTAGTGCAGATGATGCAAGTAAGCTTGTATATAAAGCTGATGGTACTCTTGATAATAGATTTAAAGTAAATCGTGAAAGTAGTAGTTTTCATAGTGCTAAAAATAAAGGTACAGGTACAGGTAAAGGTGCAAAAACAGAAAATACAAAAAAGGGACCATCAATTTTTGATAAGCAACTCTTTCCTAACACTTTACGTACACTAAATCCAGGTAGGTTAATTTATCCAGGAATACCAAATGCTGCTAAATTAGCAGCTAGAAATAAAAAAACAACAGCATTTTTAACTGCTAACTCAGCTTTAGCTTATTACTTATTAAAAAGAGGAGAAGGTGTTGAAAAAATAGATTTACAAGATCAATTTAATTTTCCTACTAACCTTAACACTTTTCAAATGGATAACACAAATGTTAATCTTGACAGTACGAGAAATCCTAACTTTACTCCTAACATCAATAATAAAATGTATTTATTTGAAAAGAAAGGAGGACCTGTTAAAGCTAAAGGTGGAAAAATAGCTCCAGGTATGAAAAGTAAAGGTGGTGGTCTTAAAATGGATAGGAATGGTAAATTCTATAGATAATGGCTGTAAGAAATACATTTACGTTTAGAAGTAACTCTACTAAAAGAAGAAGAGGTGTTCACAGTAAAAATGCTAGTAAATCTCAAAATGCCTATAAGAAACCCTATAGAGGACAAGGAAGATAAAAAAGAGGAGACTATTGATCTCCTCTTTCTTTTATAAGCCCCTCAAGAATTATAAGATAGTTTATGGCATCTCCTATTTTTTCTTCTAACAGTTCATCTGTTGGGACCTCTCCGGGACATTTGCTTATAATGGTTTTAATACATTCAAAATGTTTGCAAGCATATTCCCAAGCTACACCTTCTGGTGTATCATGAAAAGAAAAACCTACACCATTTTTAAATGATTGGAATACATCTAGGTCAGTAGCATATTCGTTCATTTTAATAGCATAAGTTTTTCTAGTTTTAGTGAACCTCTGTTCTAGAAGTTCCATGAATTTGTCATAAGTCATACTTCTTTTTCAAGCTTCCTTAAGACTTCAGGATCAACATTTGGCATGCCGTCCTCATTCACATTATTAGGAACAGTTGGTTCCTCCATAGAAATCATTTTTTCTAAATCCATAAATAAATAAATTAAAGGTTAAAGTTCCTCACCAAAACATTTTTTCATTAATCTTGTTAATCTTAATTCAATGCTGGTGATTAATTCAGTTAAAGTGGTTAAAGCTAATGCTGTAACCCAGAATGTTATAATGATAATTAGTAGTATAGAACCACTGATCATCTTAATGCAATTTAATAAAAATTTTCCCATTTTAAAATATATATCTAATTTTATTCCAAGGTATTACGTTATCATGTTCTTTTATAAATGCATCAATAAACTGTTCTTTTAATTTATGTTTATATCTAACGTTTCTACCTCCATACTGTGATGTTTTACTCTCTTGCAGACTAGGTGTCCACAAATCTATTTCTTGTTTTTCTTTATGATCTATTAAGTTTTTGTAATGTTTATTCTTGTTATGTGTTAAAAATATACACTCAGCATAAACACCCTCTTCATATCTAACATTGTTATTTATTAAAGCAAATAACTCTTCATAGTCATCTAACCAGCCTTCATAAACTAATATGGGACTGAAGTTAATATGAACATCATACCCTGCTTCTTTAAACTTATCTATTGCTTGTACTCTTTCTAATATTGTTGATGTATTGGGTTCATGTAATGCACGTTTCTTTTCAGGCATCATGCTGAACCGTATTCTAATTTTCTTGTTTGGATTGTATTTAAGTAATTCTTTGTTAACATACTTAGTTGCAAAGCTTCCCATTATATCTTCATTATACTTGAAAAAATCAAATATAAATTGCCAATCATGGTACTTACAATGAAGAGCAAAGTCTTCATTACAACTAATATCATATGTAATGTATTTTGGATGTGTTTGATTTGGTTTTTTTGTTTCTAGTTTAGCAAATATAGAATGGTTGTTTATCTCTGTAATTATCTGGTTTGCATTTGTTGCTATTGATAATCCTTCAGGCTTGTGCCTTTTCATATAACAATATGAACAATCATATAAACATCCCCAACCAAAGCTTGGAGATATAAAGTCTGTAGATCTACCCGAAGGTCTAATCTTCAGACTTTTTCTAATATCTCTAGTGACTAATGTCATATCTTCCACTCTTCAAATGTGTCATAATCTTGTGCTTCAAGATCTGCATATACTCCATCAGTAGTATCAATTGTAGGTGTAACCCAAGTTGTATCTTTCTGATGTAATCCTGCTTGACTTAATAACTCTGCAGTCATAAACTCATGAAATCTAACTTGATCACTCATCCAGGTACGTGGATGGGACTTCTTAAAAGAATGTGTGACATGATTATAAAATGTCCAAGCATTATTAAGATCAGCTGAATAATGATATGATGGATCTTTCATCTCTGCTTTTATAACAGAAACTTGTGATGCATCTATAATTTCTTCATCTAAAAATAATCTGCCCACTAATTCAGCTTGTTGTTTTTTAGGTAAGAATATTTGTCTCATTTTATTCTTATCATCTATTAACTTATCAAAGTATTTATTAGCTGACTTAATTTGTGAACTTATTTGAGTATGAATATCATGATCTGCTTTACCTGTATGTTTTCTAGCATAGTTTGCCATGTCTCCACATAACATACCATTGCTACATACATTTACAAAAGCCCCTACAGCACACTGAAAACGTGTACTTTTATCATAAGAGTTAGTCCAGGCAAACATCATACCCATTTCTTCATCTTTAGTAGAAGCAAGATGATAAACACCTTGCGCTACCTTTGCATTCATATTAGCTCTATAAAGTTCTTTTGTGATTCTAAATCCATTGTTGTCTAATAGAGTTTTAGTAACATCTATGACATCTTTATGAGGAATAACCGTGTAGGTTTTTCCATGATTAGGCAGTGGTGCTGCCACTAAAAAATCTTTTGTAGTAGTTCTTGGTCTTGTGTATCCCATAATTTATTGGTTTAAATTGCCAGAGGGGAGCCGTGCACGAACGAAATCCTTGGCTCCCTTGGACTTATTTTACAAATATAATAATAAAACTTATTGAAACAATAACAATTGGTTATTTTTTATACCAATTATGTTATTTATTTCTTTCTCAATTGCATTTAGGTAATATTTCTCATTAATGTCATAGTCTGACCACTTTTTATTTTCTATCTTATTCATTACAGTTTGGACCCATTGTCCAGACTCTAACTGTATTTCTCTTTTATCATTTTTATTTATCTTAACTATCTTACAACCTTTATTTGAAATATAATACCTATTAATTTTTTGCAATTCATCTTGTTTAGCAACACCCTCATCTACATATATAGCATGTTGCCTCCATGCACCTTTAGATTTTGCTCCTATACAATAATCAAGAATATTTCTATTATGTTTTATTGTATATTCTGGTAAAGTTCCATCAACAAAGTAGGCATACAATGCTTTTGGAATGATCAGTTTAGATTTGTTCTTATGAAGGGCTAACCCCTCAAATTCAAATCTACCTTTACATTTAGCTTTACCGTTAGTATCCACAGCTATATAGTTATTAACATCAGCTAACACTAGTTTACTGTACTGATCATGCTCAAGATTAAGACCGGTTATCTGTTCCCATTCTTTACAAACTTCCATATAAGTATCTATATACTCACGTGGTATAATAGTTTCTACACCATCAGTATTTTGCATAAGTGCTACAGCATCTGGTATTCTTGTCATAATCATTTCATACAACATCATTAGTGTAAGTTGACCATTAACAGTAATAAACATAGTAAACTGAGGATCATATAGAAAAGAATTCTTATCATTACTCAGCCCGTAAGTTGAGTTTAAAATAATTTTATATACATAGTTCATTGGATCACTCTTTGGTATCTTCTTTCTTTCATCAAAGAACCATTGATATAATTCACAAAACTTTTCTTTAGGTATATGAGCCGGTGCATATTTATTAACAATAGCTAAGTTAGGATAGAAGCTGGTAACATCTGAGGACATTATAACTCTATCTGTATTAGACTCATATACTCCAGCTTTAGTAGCACCATGGGCACCACCTAATCCAAAGTCAGTCTTTACACCTTTATATATAACGGAAGATTTAAATCCTCCTTTAGTATAATTAGGATTTATTTCTACAGTTTTAAACTTTTCTAATAAATTTTTAAACTCAGGTGTTTCAAACTTTACATAGTCTAATATAAGATCCTTAACTTTAATTACATTCCTAAATGTTCTTAACTTCTTAACCTCATGTCTTGGCATATCTAGTTCTTTACTAAGATAATAAGCAAAGATCTCTTTACTTATTCTTGGTTCAGATGCACTAAATAGATTAATATCATATCTCTCAGTTAAATTTTTTCTCAATGCAATCAAAGGTTTACATCTGTTAAAAACTTCTTTAGTAGCTTCTACATCATTAATACAGTATTCAATAACTAAATCTAACTGATCCTGTGTATTTATCTCTGTATCATGGTGTATAGGCATGTCTAAGATATTATCCCAGTCCATGGTATACTCAATCCACTTTAAACTAGATCTCTTAGCCATATTATCCCAATGATTTAACTTAAACACATCTATCTGTTTAATACACATATGCCATTCAGGAAATTCTTGAAACTCATGATTATGTGCTTTCTCTATACATTGTTGTGCATAACTATATATCTCACCGGCAATGTCTTCTCCATCCATTAAATCCCATTCTTTGTAATGTTTTATAATATAGTGAGTGATCTGTGCATCAAATGCTAATCCATTGTAGGATATATGCCACTCTTTATTCTCCGTATTTTCTTTTAGAAACTCTAGGAACTTACTAAAGTCATTACGCTGTTTACATATTGCAAAGACTTTAGTTTCTTCAGTTTTGTAGTGTTTAAATACACCAACAAAACAGTTCACTAGGGTTTCATAATCCATTACCCAGTGATTCATATTTAATAATTTTCATAGATACAAACATTATCATTACATAATGAACTGTTTGTAAAATATAGTTGATTTACATTGTGACCATTATAGTCAGGATCAAAGTTTGCTGCATCCCAGTCGCAACAAACTTGATCTTCTAATTCTCTTTCACAACTTGTAAATATTAATAATAAAAGTATTATATATTTGTACATAGCTACCATTTTATTGGTTCATAACCGTTATTAATTAAGTTTTCATTTATTTTTTTAAATAGATTGTTTGAATCCCATTTGCCACCACGGTATGCAGCAGCTGCAGGATGTGCAACAAAGTGTTTACTTATATCATTGTTAAGAAGTTTTGCAAACGGCTTTGCTTTAGCACCCATAAATACAAACTCTACATTATTATGATGATCATTTAAAATATGACATATCATAGCTTTAGTAAAATCTTTCCATATATTAACATGAGCACCAATATTATCTACCTCACATGTTAATGCTGTGTTTAACATTAGCACACCTTGCTTGGCCCATCTGCTTAGATTACAGTCTCTGGTTGCATCTGGATACTGTGTTTGAAGTTCATCAAATATATATCTTAATGATGGTTGTTCTTTATTAGTCTTAGAACAACTAAATGCTATACCATCAGCAACACCTTCTTGTGGATAAGGATCTTGTCCTACAATCACAACTTTAAGATCATTATACTTACATAGTTCATATGCTTTAAATAGATCTTTAAATTTAGGTGTAAACTTTTTACCCTCTTTAGAGTCTACCATTAGGGCTTCTATAGGCTTGACAAATACAGGAGAGTGTATTGTATTCCACAATATTAATCCCCAGTCATCAAGCTTGTCAATAAATTTTTCTTGTATTTCTTTTATTTCCATAATATAGATTTTGTGTAAAAAAAAGGGAGCCGTCACACAAACCGGCTCCCTAGAAAACAAAGACAGGACATTTTTAGGCTGCCCTACACCTATGCCTTTTCAACTATCTCAGGTTTTCCAACTGGAATAATTTTATCTTTATCCTCTTTAGGATATAGGAAAGACTTGTAATCAAATGTTTTTGAATTGATTGCAAAAGATTCTACAAACCCTTCAATCTCTTCGGGGGTAAGCAAATAGAATTCTGAGAAAGTATCAACTAATCTTCTTTCTTCTTTGTATTCTTTACCATTTGGTCTTTTACTTTTTGCTTTAATAGGATCACCATTGTCATCCAACTTAGCTACCATATGGTAAGACTGCTTCATTGTTTTAGTGATAACTGCCATTACATTATCTTTTTCTGAGTATATACACTCAACAAAAGGACAACTGTTAGTTACAGGTATCATCTTAAATGCTTTAGCCATACTTTGAAAGTCTGGTGCATTTATTAATATCATATTTTTGCCAATTTTTTCGCTCATAATATATTATTTAAAAAGCAAATATAATAAATTATTTAAATAATTGAAGTTCTAATACTTGTTTTTTAAAATCTTCTTTATCTAAATCTGGCTTATCACACAGCTCTACAGTTTCTGCTAACAGAGATATAGGAACATTTAAAATATCAGAGTAAACATCATAATATTTTTCAGGAAATAAATAACTTTCCATGTATTTAGATATAGTTCCTATATCACCAAAGAAATCTAATATAATATCTTTAGTTAATCTAGAAAATTTTGAATACTTCCCTGCTTTAAACATTTTCATATCATGTTTAAAATAGTCTAAATTAAATACAATCATCTCTAAATCATCTGTGTGATGTCTTGAGTGATAAAATTTATTAGTTTCTAAATGCTGTTTAACAAATGTATTAAACTCTTGTTTAGTTTGCACCTCTTCTTCACTCTTAGTTACTTTACTAATTTGATAGGCACATATTAATACATTTTTAGAATCAATAAGATCATGCTTCCAAGTTATATATGTTTCTGCAGGAACAAATCTTATACCCTTTTTAATTCCTAATAAAGGGTATAAGAATACTTTGCTCTTTTGAAAATAAGATTTATAAATTTGTTTCATAGTGTTACATTACCGTTTGCAAAATTATATGGCAAGTCATATTTTCTTTCACTGTAGTGATAATTTGCTAACTGTAGTGCTCTATTTAATTCATTCATCCATCTTAGTAAGGTTTCTTCTGATACAGGAAATACATAGACTTGATCATACTTATCTATAACCACAAATTTAAAAATAATTTTGTAATCTTGCTGCTTTTCATCAACATTTTTAATAACAAGTAGTGAATATACAGCTGCTTGTAGCCAATAATTGTAAAAATCTACAGTTTCTGCAAAGTTTTCTAATGGTTTTGCAGTAGTTTTAAGATCTACAATAGTTATTGTCTTTGACTCATCATCAACTATATACTTATCAATAATACCTTTTAATCCAAATTTATAATCAGATAAATCACATTGTAATTTTTTCTCATTGTATACTTGGATAGTATCCATTTCAAAATCAGTGGCTTCTTGCATCAGTAACTTAGTTACATCATCATTAGCCCGGATTATAACAACACGATCCATACAACGTGCAAATGTATCTGCATCAATTATAGTTTTACCTGTTGTTTGTAGGAATTTAAAATACTCTTGACTCTCTTCTGTTACTATTTTATCTAATCTTTTACTATCTTCCTTAAATGATTGATATAAGTTCTCTTCTTTTAAAGCTTTTAATATCTGATCATCTAAATCTTTTAACTTTACATAATTATTTGGGTCAACAATTTTACTGCTGACATTTCTTAATACTCTCTTTACAGAATCCGATGGCATCTTTAGTGGTGTCATCACGAATTCTTCATTAAACCTATCTGGTTCTAATAGTAGTAGGTGTATTAGTCTACCTTCTATCAGATGTTTTTCCATTTTGGTTTCCCTTTCTTTAAGGATATAATCTTTATAAAAAAGTTTAGGTGAAAACAATAACCTGTTCAAGGAAGAGTAGCTGAAGCTAAACTCTCCCTTGTAAAACAGATCTTCTTTGACTTTATCTATCATAATCTATGTGATTCAGTGTGCATATCAACAAGATCCTCCATATATTGTAAATCTTCTTGACTAGAAACTATTTTTTCTCTAAGTTCCGGTTTTAATTGTATACTCTCAGGACTGATGCTAAAATTATTTTTACTATCAATACCATATTGAGATGACAATACATCATCATACATCTTCTGAGCAACTTCTTGCCAAGCATATTCAGTTAGTGCATTATCTTTAATTAAATATTCAATTAAATAATTATAACTATGACACCAGTTCCAACCATTCATTTGTATATACTTATCAAACTTCTTCCTCACGGATTTAAAGTTAACAGTATTCCATACAGAAGCATCTTTCATAGAGTCACTTAAGAATGCAAATAATAATGCTAGATATGTATGAGACTTTTGGATATTACAATTAGCAATGATGCTTAAAGCTAAGTTCATATTCTCTTTGTCCCTATTACCTTGCCAACCACAACCACTTTCGGTTTTTTCCCAACCAAGCATAGTTTTAAGTTGTATATACATTTCTTCTGTTAATATTTCAGAATCTTCTGTAGCAAGTTCATTAATATTACTGTCCCAAACAAGTTTAGAAAGATTAGCCTGTATATCATTCCATTGATCTAATGATTCAATATAATAATGATACTTAGTATTTCTACCTATGTTTCTCACTTTTTCTGCCATTTTAGAATATCTATCAAGATTACTAGCACCCTCATAGTAATATGAACTAAACCACTCTGACTCAAATACAACATGAGCATCTGTAGGTATTTTGTTTAATTCATTTACAATTTCATCATAAAGATCATCTTCAAAACAATCTTGATAAACTCCTGCCCAAGCAAGTACATCTGCAGGATCTGCTGATGCTAACCATCTAGTAACAAATAATCCATCAAAATACTTTTCAGATACAATACCATAGTCTGCCTGGTGAAAATCTCTTTTCAACTTAAGATCAAACTTTTCTTGTAGTATCTTTACTTTATCTCTTGATAAACTAAGTCTAGGAAATCTATATAATGAATCAGCATTTTTAAGATCATCAGATGTAATAGTTCCAATACCATTCATTATTTCTTTAATTTTTGTGTTATTAGTTTTATTTCTATACCTACCACTATTATCACCTGATTCTATATAATGACCCAATTGTTTTACTTTAACACTACCATTTTGCATTATTAAAGTATTATTTACTTTATCACATTTACCTGGGTCAACATCAATTAACCATAATTGTTTTAAATCTGTCATATCTTTGGTTTTAAATATTTTCTATACTCTTCTTTAACTTGTACTTTAAATGTATATAACTCTCTATTGCTAATAACAATTTCTTTACGAACAATAGGTTCAAGATATCTAAATGATTCTGTATCAAGACATTCTTCTTCTTCAAGATGTTTAATCATTTCTTCAGCAGTTGAACGTCCATATGTATTAAAGTTAGACTTATCCATCCAATAGTTCATATCTTTATCTCTATTAAATATATACATATAACCATTAACTTCTCTTGCCATATTCCATAGAAGGTGTTTTTTCTTTCTATAGTCAATAGCAGGAACCATTTTCTTAACAAGCTCACGCTCTTCAGAACTACCATCCTTAATCATTCTAATCATATCATCCATTAGTTGATTATCAAGTACTTTTTTATTTGCTGATTCATTTAAACATGTTTCAGCATATATAACAGGTATTTGCTCATATCTAATTCTATAAGCAATCTGAACAGCTAAAGGAGTAAATACATAAGACTCATATAAATCTTCATCATAGTCAATACTATTTCTACTATATGTCTCAGCCATCTTACTATCAAATACAATTGGAATACTAGCATCTACATTTGGTTCACTATCTTTATTAGCTAAGTTTTCACTTACACTAATATCCATAGCTTCATAGTTCATAGCTTTAAATAGCATACTATTAATTCTAATTGACTCACCATCATTATGATAGTGACCATAATCATAATGAGTTATAAAACAATCAGCTTTATTAAAATCATTTGTTACAGTAATCTTATGCTCTCTTAATGCTTCCTTTAGTCTAGGTAATGATACTGGACATCCTGGAAACACAAAAGCTTTTTTATATTGAGTTAGATCTACTACATCTATCTCACGATCAAAATATTTTTGAAATACTTTATAAGTGTTATTAAGGTTACAGAATATAGCTTGACCCATATCCCAACTCTGTCTAGATAGAGCAACCTGATATACAGGCTGCCCATCTAAACCAAAGTCTTCTAACTGTTCCTTTATAGCACTGAAAGTACAATTATAAACTTTTGCCATCTTATTTCATTGTCATTTTGATGATTTCTGGATTCATCATCATCTTGTTAAACTTAGTTTTATTACCGTTGAAAATAGTTCTAACAATAAGATACTTCAGATCATTAGCAAATACATCTTTAGTACATAATGCTATCAGTCTTTCATTAATCTTAGGTGTTACAGTATTTTCATTAGCATAAACAACTGAATAGTTAGCCAATCTTGTTGCAAGAGTAGATGCAATATCTGCTCTATATGTGTCACCTTTTCCTAAAACACTATTTAATTCTCCAATAACCCAATCTTGGTTATCATGTGTCTACATATCTTTAGGAGTAACCAGCTTGTCCAGCTTGTTGTTAATAAACGTAGTAAACATAGAAGCAAATGTGTCCCCAACTGAACCTTCACCAATCATTTGGATCATGCTCAGGTCATCTTCAAACTTTTCAAAACTTGAAATAGAATTGAAGAATGCCGTAATGGATCTTGCATTTGTTTCTTTATTTACCAACTCAGGATGTAGTAACAGGAAGTTAATACAACGTGTGTCTATGTGCTGCTCTTCAGCCCATCTTGCCCATACATTTGCATCAAACTTTAGGTTAGCAGTAATATATCTAGTCTTTTGTGCTGAGTCAACACTATTAACCATATAATCTCCATTATCTGGATTACTAGTTAATATAATATGCCAATCAGCCGGTAAAGACCATGATATATACTGTTGTCTGTCAACCAATTCCATTACAGCTTGTATAAATCTAACATCTGCACGGTTCCAGTCATCAAGAAGCAGAATACCACCTTTCTTTTTATCAGCAATCCACTCTGGTGCACAGTAAGACATTCTATTCTTACCCGTCATCTTCCATCCTTTTCTAAGATATTCTTCAACTGCTAGTTCATCAACCCACTGACCAATCTTTTTAGTCATAGTAGAGTCTGCAACTTGTGCAGATGCTGCAGCTTTCTGAGCTACTGTATATTGAAGATCATCAATCTTTCTAGGTACTTGTTTTTCTCTAAACATTTGAAATTGTCTAACAGGAAAACCAACTAAGTCACCTAATTCTTCTATCTGTGCAAGATTAAGTTTAACAAAATCTAATTCATTTTCCTTAGCTAAATCTAGTACAGCAGATGTCTTACCAATACCGGATTCACCAACTACTTCTACAGCAACTGGGTTCTTCCCTTGCTCTTGTAAGAATCTATTATTCTTTATTATATGGTTTACAAAACCTTTTAATTCATCAATATTTAAATTTACTTGTGCCATTTTAATGTGTGTTTAATTGTATTGTTTTCCCTGGTAAATGATCAGTCCAATTAGATCTTGCACTAAGAACCCATAATGTGTTCTTTGGACAATCTTCTGGAGCTGGTGCTTCACCATCTGTTAAATATATAAGGGCAGTATATCTACCTCTCATTTCATTAAAGTGGTCAATAACCGGTTGGAAGTCTGTTCCACCTCTACCTTTTATTTGCCAATCCTTTTTACTATTAAAAGGGGATATATCACTAATACCTGTGTCACATTGTGCTACAGTTATCTGATGTCCCGTTTTCTGAACATGAACCATTTCACTCATAAAGTGTTCTAGTTCCTTCGTGTTAACAGATGCAGAAGTATCAACACCAATCAATATATGATTCTTGTGTTTGATCTTAAGACCTGGATTATCTGTATACCTTTTGTTGAATTTTCTTCTCAACTTCTTTGTGAAAGTAAACACGGAGTTACCCACAAATCTTTTTAAATAACCTTTCCAATCAAATGATGGAGGGTGTATGGTTCTTAGCTTTTTAATTAATTCAGCCAACTCACCTGGAATAGTCCCTCTTCTCTTTTCAGTTTGTTCTGCAGTTTCTTTTAGTTGATGTTCAATTTGTTTTTCAACTAGCTTCTTCTCTGCTTCTGTAAGATCTTCAAACTCTTCCCATGTCTTATGATCATACTGACTATCACCATCCATCTGATCTAATATAGATTGTAGTGACTGACAAGGATTATCCTTGCACTCTTGTTCCAATAAATCATAATACTTTTTAGTACCGGCTTTCTTTGGTAGCTTTAGTTCAGCAAAACTATCTAAAGTCAAACCACCTTCAGGAAGCATGTTTCTATCTATATACTGATTGATCTCAAGATCTGCAGCAATATTAAACAACTTCTTGTTAGGATAAGAGTCTCTCATCATAAGATGTCCAAATGAAACGTGCAATAGTTCATGTTTAAGTAGACCTATCTGGTGCTCATCTGGTATTCCCATAAAGAAATCCGGGTTAATAGATAGTTGTATACCTATACCATTTTTACTGACACCCGCTGTTGGGACGTCTTTTCTTATTTTCTTGTTAAGCCCAATAAGAAAGAGCCCATAAAAGGGCTCTCTTAATATTAGTGACTTACAAGCTCTTGCTAGTTTATCCTGTATGTCCATTCCAATTTAGTTTTATATCAACGTTATTAATAAATGACCAAGTATTTTTAAAAATAGGAACCATCTGTTCATGTACTTCATATTCTATAATTTCTTTCTCACAAAGAGAAGGAAACCAATCTTTTATACTATAATCTTTAAATATTTCATTCCATTCTTTAATAGAATGGTAATCTATTTCAAACTTTTGACAAAAAGCTTGTCTTGTACCAAACATTAAAGATTTAGCAAACATCATTAATACTATATCACTTAATTTTAAATTTTTTATATTCTCACATGCAACTTCATAATCTTCTTCAGATGCATGTAAAAGTTCTCTTAACTTTATATATTCTTTTAACTTAATCATTGATTTTCATTGTTTTAATCATCCACAAGGGTAGTTTTTTCTTGTGTATGTTGTCCAACCATTCTTTTGCAGAGGGAATGTAGTTATTACAATCCTCTCTTACATGCTGCTCTGCAACATATCTTGTATAAACAGGTTTACCATCTGAATTTGTAAATACTGGCCCAAACTTTCTTTCACATTCAAATATACCTTCACTGTGATGACGAAACATTCTGTGCAGGTGATTACCCACCCAACTTTTTGTTGCATCTAACCAGTTATGTATATGTATGTAGTCATCAGGACACCCACCAAACTTCTTTACAGAAGACTTGGCATGAATATTTGGATGTGCCATTAAAAGAAACGTTGTTTGTCATCAGTACTAAATTCTATATCATCATAGTAATGATCTTCTAAAACACGTTGTGAGTGATTAATAGTAACTTTCCAAGGAGTTTTTGTACAATCAATCATCATTTGACCATATCCTCCCTCATTGTTAATCCAATCCCACTCTATGTTTTCACTTATCATATTATATAATAAGTCATCCCACTCTGCTTCTACTTCACCATCTAATTTAACATCAATTTTATTTTCATCAATGTCTTCAAATCTGACGTCATCTATACAACCATCATCACCACCACCACTATAATCTACTTCTATTTTTGCTATATTGTGATCTTTAATCACTTGAACTGCTATGTTTCTTTTTAACTTTGTTTCCATTTTTAATTAACTTAATTTCTACACCGGGATTTTCCTTATCATATTCATAAGGTTCAAACACAGGTAGAATGTTTTCACAATTATCATCATCAATCCAATTATGTTTAACCATATCATCTTGCACTGTTTGTGCAGGATTGATGTAATCAAACTTGTGTCTAGATCCTCTGATGAACTTAAATGATATCTTAACAGGTAATTCAAGTTTAGCTAATTGTTTTCTAAACCCTTTTCTATACATATCATAGTATTTGGCTGTTGCTTTTCTATATTTAGTTGTTGCTTTGCTGGACACGAAGTATCTACCTGTCCATCTACGTCCATTTTTACTACTTGGTACGTTACCCGGTATGAACCATTTCATAAAACACTTTTAAGTTTAACTTTAATTTCTTTGTGAGCATTAGTAAAGCCTTTTTCTTTTACAAGATCAGCAATGTCTTTGCTACTGTCTAACCATGTGCCGGAAATGTTATACAGCTCTTTGTACTTGTTAACTGCATTATGTCCTGCAACATCATTATCAAATAAAGTTACAACTTTTTTATAGTTTTTCTTAAAATTTTCAATTATATACGGTTTTATCATAGTATTCTCTGAGTCAGGTGCAATAACTTCAATATTATACCCAAATTGTTTCAGACACATTGCATCTTTCAAAGAAGAACATATAACAAGATAAGGTTGTTTAAATTCTAATTGATCTAATCCTTGAAGCCAAGGTTTAACTTTAATAAATTTAAACTTCTTATTTCTTGGTTGATAAATTTTGTAAACTTCACCTACACTAGCCCAATACGCATATATATAAGGTTTTTGTATAGTAATTCTATTATCTTCTTTAACCATATGATAATAATCTACAGCTGTTACATTGTATTTATTCAATATATCTTCACCAATATTAAATTGTAACCAAAACTTCTTATCATAGTTATTCCATTCTCTTACTACTACACCATCAACTTTATACTTTGCTTCTGGTTTTAATGTAGACTGTGTGTATACACCTTTATCTGTAATAAATTTATTATAATCTTGACCTATTTTAAATACAGCTTTAGAATAATCTACATTAAATAGTTCTTTGACTAAGTCAATTTTATTACCACCTTTACCGGTTGAAAAATCTTTAAACTTATATTGACCTTTATCTACAAATACCCACATGCTTGGAGTTCTTTCTGATGGATGAAATACAGATTTGATCTGTACATTCTGTCCATTTAGTCTTTCTGGTAAATCCAGATAGAACTCAAACACCCATGTACTTGGAACTTTAGATCCATCTAATATGAGATTCTTTGTACTTATCATGGCTAATAGAAAAGGGAGGACAAGCCTCCCCTCTCATTGTTAACTTAATAATAATAATTATTAAAGCTCAAAATCAGAACCTGATCCTGAGTTTGCTTTAAATGGTGTTTCATCATTAGATGTTTCTTTCTTAACTAAAGCTTTTACATGCACAGCACGATCAAACTTAAGTAATCTAGAGTTTTCTTTATCTAATTCTTCCATTGCAATTCCATCTTTGGATATACGTGGTAAGTAAAGATCATTATTTACATAACCTTCTTTATTTTCCCACTCACGACCACCAATGCACATGTTAATAAGCTTAGAACCTCCCATTAATCTATCACATTCAGTCATAAATTGTTCAATAGTTTCTGCTTCAATAGAATCTAATCCATCTCTCATATCTAATGTCTCAGCAAGAGTAATCATATGCTTTAAGATCTCCTGATCTCTACTAATTTCTCTACCACTTGGTAACGTAGTATCTTTAAATGGAAAAGGACTAATCCTCACTCTACCAATTTGACCATCATATCTACCTTTAGATTGATCATTATAGTCTCTAAAGAAACCTTCAAAGTCACCTCCAATAGGTGCAGTTTCTACATGTAAATGTATATTGTATGACTCTGAATCATACGGTGTTTGATCTAATGTAATAGAATTAATCTTTACTACATGGTTACCTGGATCTAAAACAGGCTTTGTGCGTCCGCTCCCAGCAGACATGTCTTTAGTATTTAGCATAACTTTATTTTTTACTTCATTCATTTTTATTAATTTTCATATTCAATAATAGCATCTTTAACAACCTTTAATGAATTATCTATACGTGCATCATCAAACATACCGTCTGGTGATTTGCAAGTATTCTCTCCATTATTAACTGTTTCAAATACATAACTTAACTTATCATCTTCTCCTTTGACAACTTTGCCAAATAGAACTATAGAGAACAAACCTTCCAAAGTTAAAGCATTATCTATCATTTTACCTACAGTTTTTGCTTTTACTTTTCTGTGTCCATTCACATCTGTTGATTCTTCAGAGTGAGTTAGAAAGAATATATATAAGTCATCTCTCATGTCTTTAGGCATCTTAGCAACTTGTGCAAGATTCTTTGCAATAGAGGTAAACTTATCATAACCTTTCTCATCAGCTCTATCAAAGTATTCAAAGCTGGACATATACTGCCAGTCATCAACTACTAGATTTTTGATATGAGGCATTTTATCATTAACATGCATCATAGCTTTCATAATCCCTGCAGCTGTAGCTGTAGTAGCCATGTTACCTTTAGGATTATCTTTATTAATTGCTGTATAATTCTTTTTCCACCCTTTGAATGGTAAAGGTTTATTAGCAATGTTAATTATAAACGTCTCTTTAGGATCTAAATCCCTAATTGATGTTGATTTACCTGACCCGGAGTCAGCTATAACTAATACAGATTGTGCCATTTTACTTACTTAATTTTTGGTTTATACTTAATAACGCTCTTTCAATCCCTTTAAGAACATCTACTATATCTCTTTCATCTGGATTTTTAATTGCAACTTTTTCTTCAATTGGACTTGATCTATCAGTTACATCATTAATCACCTTTAATTCACTTACAGGTACAATATGTCTCTCAAAACCTGAACTACTAATAACTTTTTCATACTCTTCAGCCCAATGTTTATTGTGCTTAAGTAAATATAGTGTTCTTTTAGGATCTTCTGATTCATATTCAATACTTACAAATTCAGTAAATATATCTTTACCTTTTTGAAATTCACTTGGAAAGAATGATACATGTAGTTCATCTTTACCGGATGGTCTATATGCCATCTTAGGAATATATAATGCATTTGTATTATTTGTTCTTTCAAAATAATTTAAATGCTCCTTTTTTAATTCTAATACTTTTGCTTTACGCTCTTGTGGTGTCATATATTATCTTCTTTGTTGTTGAGGTGGTGTATCCATCTCAGTTATTTGCATTCTTTCAAATTGTGCTTTGAAGAAACTCATACGTGTATCACCATTCCTTGCTTTTAGGAAGTGTAATACAAGAGTTCTATCATCTTCTATTATATATCTATCAGGACCATAGTATCTAATCTTTTGTTTAGCAGGACGGTTAATACCAATTAAAGTATCAGCATGTTGTAACATTGCATCTGAACCAAATATATCTGATTCTAATACATAGTTACCATACTTACCATCTTGTGCTCTATCCGGATTATCTATATTTCTATTTAATTGTGACAAACATATAAACATACAAGGATAGTCTCTTTTACATTGTGTAAAGAACTCACCTAATTCAAATAACATATCTAATCTGTTATTCTGATACGGTGCTCTCTTCACTAAAATACTATGATCAAGAGTAATAATAGTTTTTTTACCTTGATGTAAATTCATGTAGATATCTACTTGATCTCTCATTTGATTTACAGTCATTGGTGTAGTAATTATATCTACAGGACTTTTAACTCTATTCTTTGCATACGCATGACATTTGTCAAATGTATCCTTTTGTAAAGTTGTTCCTGCACTGCATAATTCTTTGTATGTTTTACCAGTTAAAGACGAAAACTCTCTTAATGCTGATGTTCTACCAACCATCTCAAAGCTAAATTCTAATACTCTATACTCTTCAGCTGGATTTAGAATGAAAGATTCTCTTACTATCTGATCCTTGATCAAAGTTTTACCTGACCCAGGTCTTCCCCCGATGACTGTAAGAGTATTCCATTCTAATCCATCTGTAATAGCATCATTAAACTTAGGCCATGGAGTTTGTATAGATTTCTCTTTACCACTCTGCCTAGCAAGCATATATTTCAGTGCTTCATTAAAAGACTGATATTGTCCGTCCCATGCTGGTTTAATTTTAGTCATACTTTAAATGCATTGAATCTAATTGTGCTCCTAAATCCATTATTTCTAAATATAATGAATCTACTTTTTTATGGTTTGTTTTTATAAATATATCTTCTATATAGAGTTCTTGATTATGTAATCTTTCTTCTAAACTATTTGTATATTTTTTTTTACAAACACCTATAACGGCTTGCAATATTATTATAACTGTTAATATTGGTACCGGTTTTAATATTTTAATTATTGGTCTTAATTTTTCTATCATACTACTTTTTCTTTAAAATGATCATTTATTTCTGGTTCAACTCCATCTCTAACCATATCACAGTAGTCAGCTAACTCAGAATGTTTTACTTTATGTTTATCTTGTTTACAAATAAAGTATTGACTTGTTTTCATATACATGTAGTCTTTCTCTCTATACTCATTTATATACATTACTGTTGCATGTGCAACTTCATCCCACGTATAATCATAAGTATCAAAGAACCATCTAAATGCATTTTCTAATGTTTTAACATTTTGTCTACCAGGTTTACCACTTGGTAATTTACCTGCAGGAAATGCTTCTCTATATATTTTAAGCATTTCTGCATAACCTTTACCAAGTAACTGTGCTGTAGTTCTTTTCTTTGCTACTCTAAAGTACTGATCATATTTAACACATAAACTTTTACCCTTTTTAGTTAAAATTAACTTGTTATCTTTATCATATACTGCTAACTCTAAACTAAATATTTGTGATGCATCCTTTGCATTAACCCCATTAGGAAAGAAAGTAATACTATTCTTTATCCCATATAAGAGAAGTAATTGGTTCGGTGTAAGCTTGTCTTTTAATATCTTCTGGAATAGTTCTAACATAATTTCTAATATTTTCTTTTAATTTTTCATAAGCTTGGCAAACTATAGGATCACCTATGTCTAACAAACCCGTAGCTTGTCTAATACTATGTAATACACTAGCATGATGTTTATTAATATGAGATCCCGTGTACTGTAAAGTAAATCCCATCTTATTACATATATAGCAAAAGAGTTGTTTAAATACTACAAACTCTCTAACTCTACATTCTTTACCCAAAGACCTCCATCCTTTAAACTCAGGATATAGTTGTCTCATTGTTTCTAATACTAGTCTTTCTAGTATCTCTATAGTTTTAATCTGGTGTGCCTCTTTCATTGCAATTATTTCATCTTCCCATTGTTTAACACTAAACACAACGCTAGATTTATCACTGACTAAAATATTTAAATATTTGTTATATTTGTTTTCAAATTTTTTTTTAAATGACTGTATATCATTAGTCATCTCAATCATATCTTCTTTAAACATAATATGTGGTTTGCAAAGATAACAAAAATTGTGTATCTTTAATTATATAATTATAAAAATTTATAGCTATGGCTAAGAAAAAATCATCACCAAAATCAAAAGAAAAAAAAGTATCTAATGTCCCTGATCCAATAGAATTAACTAATGAAGACAGACAAAAAACAGTTGATAAAATAAATAAACTTAAAGGTAATCAAGTAATGACTTTACCTGATGAAGCTATTGTAAGTATACCAATATCAGGATCTTATCATAAAGCTATAGAAGGTTTATTCTTTTACTTAATGGAACCAATGAATGCATCTGAAGTTCTTCTTACAATGAATAACATTAAGAATAACTTTAAAGATGTACCAGAAGAAAAGATCTCAAACAGACAGCGTGCTATTTGGACTATTATGACTTTATTGTCTGAGATTCAATGGCAGGCTGATGCTCAAGGAAAATTAGTCAAAACTGAACAAAAAGTTACTAATCTTGTTCAAGATCTTTTAGCTGGTGTTGATGGTGCATCAGGTGCAGTTGCTGCAACAATTGAAGCTGCAAAGAAATCTAACGAAGATTAACCCCCGTAAAATCCCCCATTTCAATTAAGGACTGTATAACTAGATTTAGTTCTTGTTTACTGCAGTCTTTAAATGATTTACAATATTCTTGTTTATCTCTAACAAAACATAATCCTGTTTTTCTTTTAGCTTCAAGTTTAAGTTCTGCAAATGTGTGACCCACTTCATTTGCTAGTTCTCTAATCATAGCATGGATCTTTGCAAGTTGTGCATTAGTTCCATCCTCTCCAGCTACACTAACAAATATTTCTACCTTTGTGCCTTCAGGTAACTCTTTAATCCAATTTTTATAAAGAGTACCTTTAGCTTTTATAGTGTGAACTAGATCACCATCTACTTTTTTTAATATTGAAAAAAAATTATTTTTCATCCTATTCAAGTATTTTCATGTTCTTCTGTTATCTCTTTTTCTAGCTCATACATAACATCAGGACATAGTTCATAAAATAAATCAGACATATCAACCGGTTCATCAGTTGATACATTAACAGTATCATTCCATAAGTAGATACTTTCTACTTCAATAGTAGATCCTGTACCAGGATAATCATATGTAGCTGGTTCAGCTGGTATATAAGTATATTCTATTTCTAGATCCCAATCATTTATTTTTTTTGTATAAGTCTTCAACATGTTTTTTATATTCTTTTTCTTTTAATATTTTCTTAAGGTATTCTGCAGGAGTTCCCTCCCACTTTTCATTTTCCATCTGGATATAAATGTTTTTCATTTTTCCCATCTCTATATTCTTTTAATTTTAATCTTGCAGGAATTACGTGTAATACATTACATGTATGACAACATCTTCCTTCTGAATTATATAAAGGTAATGGGTTATTACCATGACCCTCATATTTTTTATTGCATAAACAACAACGTTTCACTTTTTGATTCTTTTTTTAATCCAACAATCTATTTGTGTACATACATACATACCTGCACAGAAGGATGCTGCCATTCCTAAGAAGGCAGCAACTCCTATAACATAAATTTCTACTATCTCCATCTCTGAATATTATTTTTAACTTTCCTACTAAAATATCTTCTAAGAGATTCAGGACAGTCATATTCCCAATAACCATCTCTGTGCACTATAATGCTATAATCATGCATAAGTTCAATATCATATGTTGGATTTTCAAATGTTGCAACAACGCGAGGTTTACCATAATCAATAAAGTATGGAGCTTGATAGTTTCTTCTTCTACTTTCAAGTACCCACTCATCTCTTCTTGGTATGTATCTAAAGTGTAACTCTAATACAGTGTTGTCACTCCAACCATAGTCATTATAATAATAGTTTGGTCTATTGTTATTACCTATCACATCTAATAGTGCCATACCAAACCAAAAATTATAATTAGGTTTGTGCACATGGTGATTGTGGTGTTTACCTTTATGATTATGTTTGTTATTATGCTTTGGCTTCTGTGCAAAACTAATACTAGTTATTAGTAATGCTAATAAAATTATCTTTTTCATTTATTTAACGGATTATAAAATTTAACTTTGGTTTGATCAAATGTGCTAAGTGCAGAATTAACCCACTTAACATCTTGAGTATTCTTATAACATAATATATGACATGTAGCAGTCTCAGTAGGATTAAGACGTAACAAACGCCCTATTCTTTGTGCAGACTTACGCTCATTACCATATGCATGCATAATAATACCTTGTTTTAGATTAGGTATAGTAACACCTTCACTTAATTGTAATACACAAGATAGCTTATCTATCCTGCCATCAGAAAATAACTGTAAGTTATCTTCTGAGTCAGGATTTTTAGAGTGATAACTATGATCACACATTCTATCAGCTTGTTTTTGTGTGTTAGCAAATACAATACACTTATGTCCTATGTTTCTAATTAAACCTTTAGCATAATTTTCTTTTGTAGGATAGTCCATCATGGCTTTCATACGCATAATAGATAGGTATTGTCTTTGCTTTGGTGTTTGAGCATCACCCAATGCACCTGTAAAGTACTGATAGTCAGCTAGTTCTGATGTATACCATGTTCTTCCATCTCTTGCAGACTTCTTAACATTCTTTATTTTAGATAGTTCAAGTTCATGTACTATGATTTGATAGTCATTAAGTATATCATTATCAGCTGCATCATCTACACTAAATGTGTATTTAACAGGACAATACTTGTTGACCATCTTTAATTTCTCACCTGTCTTAGGCGGTGTACCAGTTAAACCTAGTATTCTACCATTAAATTCAGAAAGAAACTTTTCATGTGATTCCAATAAACTATGACATTCATCAAGATAGAGTAAATCATAATCTTTTGGATTCTTTTTATTTAGTGACAAGTATGTTGTATAGATTATATGGTCTTCCATTTTATCTTGTTCACCTAATAATTGTAATTCTTTAATCCATGCAGTCATTACAGACCACTTAGGAACTACAACTAGTACTCTTATGAAAGGATCATAAAGTTTCATTAGATGTTGGATAGCAATTCTTGTTTTACCAACACCCATAGATATACCGAGCGTTGCTCTACTGTTATTTATTGCTATGTCTAAAGCATCTTGTTGTACTTTATCTCTTGTAACTTCTTTCACTTCCATTAGTTTAAACCTATATTATTATCTTTTAATATTCTATGTAACTCTTCATGTTGATCCATTTCTCTAAAATGTTCTTGAATTTGATCAAATTTTGTAGTTAATTCTTCTGGTAATGACTCCATTTCAAAGTCATTAACATCATTTATTATATGCAATAGTGTTTCTTGATCTATAACATCAGGGTTATCTGATAGAAACATTGCAAGATTATATAAATCTTCTTTTTCTAAAGTATCTGCTAGATATTTTAATAATTTTATCATATTCTTTTAATTGAAAATCCTAATTCTTCTGCCTCTATTGGATTAAGTTCAATCCAATTGTGACAAGTTCTACATACTGATAGCCAAGTACTTACATCATTATGATATATACCTCTACCTTTTTTGTGGTGAACATCTGTTGATCTATTTGTACATTTGGGTAATGCAGCTTGACACAAAGGATACTCAGCTAAGAATTCTTTTCTCAGCTGACTATACTTTGCCTCAATCTTTTGCATTTTTTTAGATCTTTGTCTCATTTTAAACTTAAATAGTTTTTAGGTAACAATCCTGTACCCATAAATTTGATTACTAAATCTTCATAAGTTAAACCTAAATCCTTCAAGTACATTTTATTCTTATAATCAGGTAGATATTCAAAAGGCATCTCATAGATATCCTTACCTAATTCTGACTGTGCAAATATACGAAATAAAGGTTTAACTTGTTGCCATGTAACAAATTGTTTTAATTCATTAACAACATGTTGACCACGCTTCCATACTTTGGTGATTCTTCTCTTCTTATCCCAATGCATTTTAACTATCTCTTCTTTAGTATACATCTTTAAACCATGTAACACTCTTTTAAATAAGAAGTGTTGTACTGGATTAAGTTTTGTATACACAAGAGTTTGCTTTGGTTCTTTAATAAACAATTGATATTCAGATAGCATACCTAAGTATGTGTATCTTGCTTCTTCTCTTTGTATTCTAAAGTTTTCTAATTTTGGTTGTATTTTTTGTATTTGTTCTTTACTTAGCATAATATATTCTATTTAGTGAGTTTATAAAATAGAAAAGGGCCCACCATGACGAGAGCCCTTCTCAAATGAAAAATTTAATTCAAATAGATGTGAGGTAACAAAGTCCACATCTAATCAAATCAAGTGTGATCAGTTAAGGTTGATCATTCCTATAATTCAAAAGTTTCATCTTCCATAACTACTTCTTCTTCTTTAACTTCTTCTACTTCCTCTACTTTTTCTGCTTTTTTCTTATCTTTCTTAGACATTAGCTTATTAAGATCTTCTTGAGTTACAGTTTTCTTAGAGTCAGTACCATTAGCTTCTCTAATAGCATCTCCATTAGTATGTGCTATTAATACATCTTGTTCCTTACCAGAAGCATCATAAAAAGTTCTTCTGTAAATTGGTTCTCCATGTGAACAGCAAATTATACCAGTATCACCAGCTTTTTTAAGATCTCTATCTGGATCACTGCTGTTAAATGGTTCAGTTTGTTCTCTAATAACTATGTTACCAGAAAGTTCTTGACCTGGTTCAAAGCTCATAGCTTTAAGGTCTTCTAATTTACCGTGTACTAATGTAGATCTACTTTTATTATCTACCCAACCTTGTGTATTAAAGAATACTTTTTGTTGAACTAGTCTAATGTGAGCATACTCTGCATTAGTTTTTGATACTCTGATTGCGTTACCTTGTTCATCCGGAACAATAGTAACAGATTGTGAATTTGAATTCATGTCTTTGTTTTTGTTTTAATTAAATATTTAGTTAACTGTATGACTTATACGTCATCTCTGTGAAAATAGGAATCTCCCATTTTTTCTATATCCTTGATTTCATCAAGATTTGGTTCACGTTCATGTGTGTCCCATATGTCTTTATCTTTTTTCTGTTTATTCTTTAAAGCAGATTTATAAAAAGGATTAGTTATATCTGAAGTGTAATCATTACTCAAACCATTTAGATCTCTGATTTCATCATCACTTAGACTTAAGTATTCTTCAATACTAAGTTCAATGATGCGTCCATTTGGTAATTGATAAATCATATGCAAATATATGTGATTCAGTTATTATACCCTAATGAATTTGAATCACTACTAATAATAATTTACAGTAGTATAGCTATCATACTACAAGAAATTTTCTACCAATCCTCTTTATATATCCTTTTTGTTTTAATTTAGTTAGATTTCTATGTATTGTGCTAGGATTTACATCACATAGATCAGCTAATGTATCAATAGAAGGATAACAAGTCCTGTTTTTATTTGCATAAGTACATATCAGTGCATATAATCCTTTAGCTTGTAAGCATAATTCAGGATCACTTACTACTTCTTGGTATACTATTCCAAATTTTCTATTGTTTCTTTCCATATCTCAGGTGGTTTAGATTTAATTATCTTAAGAGTTTTAACATTCATTTCATATAATATAAGCTTACTATCTTTACTAACTAAGAATGTATCAACTTTCATTTCATAATAAAACGGATTGAATTCTTCTTTATAATCTGAACTATTAATAACTCTACCAAACAAATAACCATCAACCATTAAACCAGCATCTATCATACGATCCATCTCAAATTGATCCTTGATCTCCCACCTCTCTGGTTTCCATGTAACCAAATCACCTTGGTTTAGTTGTTCATACTCTTCTTCACATAAAATATACATGAGCATATCTAGATCAGATTCACTGACCATATGTTTAATTGCACTCTTCAATGTGTTTATATTCTTGATATCCTTATTGAATACAGGATCAAGTAACTTATCTATCATTTTGTTTTTAACTATATCAGTCATATGCTATATTATTATGGACCAAGAGGATGACGTAGCTATAGATCATCCCCTTAATCACTACTCACTTAACAGAATAGAATATTAACTATTCAATTAATAAACATTATACCCCTATAATGTTATGGTACTGTTAGTATTGCATTATTGCAACTTTTTTTCATACTCTATACTATCTAACAATTGATCTGTAGATAAAGTATATAAAAACATTTTGTAGTCTAAGTAACCATCTAGGTCAGGCTTTGGACTATCAGCTGTTAACTCTAGCAGTTCATCTACTAGTATTGATTTAAGATTTGCCATATCATTTAATTTAAGTGAGTTATTAATTCTTTTTCTTTTTATTCTGTCTAATAATAGATCTTGTTCTTGTTCTTGTTAATCTATTAAGATCATCTTGCAATTTACTTAATACTTTAATTGCAAGCATTGGGTTTGAGTACTGCATTGTTATTTAATTTAGTGTGTTTATAATTAGTTAAGTTTATTTGTACAGTTCATTCTGTTAGATTATAATGAGTATTCTCCATAGAAACAATACGTAGGTGAGCATGTAACAGTTATCTGCAGTCTGATTACACTCTTAGTATGAACTCCGTATGAATACTCATTAATATTAAAAAAGGCAGCACTAAGCTACCTTTTTCTTTTGTGTGATGTCCCTTCCACAGTAGTAAGTTGATTTATCATCTAAAAATACAAAGTATTTTAAATTATCTACATTATTAAAGTCAATTACAAACTCTTTTAACATATTAAAGTTATCTTCTGTCATTTGAAGATCCATAATGTATTGATTTAATTGTTTTATTTTATCATTCATGTCATTTAATTTAAGTGAGATCATACTTTGAACGTAGTATGTGAACGTTAAGAGTTGCGGTTACTGTCTCTATTATCCTATAGAGAGAGAACATAAGACTATAATAGTACTAGATCCTATCTTTATTCTAGTAAGTTTATCATTATGCAACATAAGTTGCTTCTTTCCATTACTTTATTTAGATGCCTCTAATATAAAGACGCAATGATGAGGACCTTCTAGAAAGGTACCTATTATAGCTATATTATATATTATGGTGTTAACCATGTTGGTTTGTGGTAGAAAGTGGTAATATGTGGGAAATGTGACCTCACACACACAACTTAATGCACACAATTTGTTTTTATTAACCAAATTATTGTGGACTCTGTAACCAAATGTGGTTGCTGACGCCCATAAAAGAATAAAGTGTAGCTACTATTGTTCACTACACTTTATTTAGAACTCTTATCCTACGAACTCAGCCCAATTCAGTCCAGTTGGCTCTTTGGTATCTCTGTCTAATACAGGAGAACCAGAATCAACTACACCTTCAAGCTCTTGATCTGTTTGGAAATCATAATCACGAGGATCAACAGTGTTACCTTCTGAATCCGTAATTATGAGTAAACAGAACTGTGCTTGATTTCTAACCCAAGCCTCTTGTCCGTTAATCATTTTCTTTGTTCTACTTGCTGAAGTCTTGCAGATCACACTGTTTAAAGGATTACCCTGTGCATCAACTGCATACTTGTGGAAAAATAAATTTGCCATATAATTAAAATTTTTAAGTTAATATTCTATGAAACAATACAGGGGGTACCTGCACTGCACTATATAGTAGGGGAGCAGAAATATAGAACGTCTCTAGAACTTAATGCATACAAAATTTCAATAT